ACAGGAGCATCAAAATGAGATCTAATCGGTTGTAATACATTAACACACAATGCTTTTAAATTATCTATATGAGCAGGGGAAGGATTGTTTGGTATGCCTTTACGTTCTGCAACTTGAGATTTAACAAGCTCACTTAATTGAAAGTTTGCAGAAAGTTTCATTGTTTATTTTTTTGTTTTAACCTTTATTTATAATAATCTGATACATTAAATACCTTTTTTTGGAAGTTGTAAATGGGCTAATACTTTTCCCTTATTAGACCCTGTTTTAACAGTATATCCAGACCCATTAGTATTGATGTCTACTTCTTTTCTATTATTAAATAATATTTTATTTGCTTGACTTCTAGAAATAGCAGGTTTTAAATAAGATCCTCCAATGTCCTGCAGACCCGTTTCTCTATTTAAAAACTTATATTCTATCTTAGTAACATCAAAATCTTTTGTAATTTTTTTACAAATTACCTCAGGGGCAAACTCTCCGCAAGAGTATACATCAAACTGCATTACCGCTGGAACACATTCATCCCAAACATGCATTACAATATGAGAGGTCTCAATAATGGCTGCTCCCGTAATTCCACGATTGCCTGGAACGTTATGATAAATAACATAAGGACCCATTAACACTTTCATATTAATGGAAGCGATGAAATCTTTTAGCCATTCTGTTAGATATGCTTCGTCCATCGGTGGCTTAACCGCTTCGGCTCGAACAATAAGATGTTTGTGAACTAAGATTTGATTTTTCATAAAACCTTATATCACCTAACGCTTCCAGCGTCTACGCGCTTATATTAATCCTAGATGACACCCCACCTTTGGACAATCCCAAAAGCGAAGATGTATAGTTATCCATTCGTAGTCGTTAAACCAGGTGCACTGTATACATCTGTAAATAATGTGTAAGCTGTTACATTGGTTTTAGTTTTACAATAAATTCCTTTTGGAAATAAAATACCATCCTCTGGAAAATTTAAAGTAAACACATCTCCGTTAGGGACATCTACATATAATAAAGTAGTTCCTGAGTTGGAGGTTGTAGTTAATTCTAAAACACCTGCACCCACACCGTCTGATGCAACCGAAATTGCCCTCAATCTAACAACAGGTGAAATAACTACTGTTGGTCCTTGTGCAGCCGCTGATCTAGTTGCTTGTATGTCGCCTTTATATGAACCCATTTTTACTCCTTAAATTTTGTAGGAGCCCCGAAGGGCTCCATTAATTATTTATTACGCTGCAAAAAGAAGCGTACCTGTAACTGCTGCTGCTGCTTTTGCACCATCAAAAGCTACATGCCATGTACCAGCATCCCAACAAATGAAATACAATATAGAACCTGTTGTTACTAGATTGGTAGCTGCGTCCGCAGGGGTAAATACTAATGCAGTTTCTCCTGCTGTTGAAGTATCATAAACCACTGCACTTGCAGTTCTAGATTCAATAACTGTTCCTGTAGACCAAACATCTGATCCAGCACAGTTAATAGTAGCTGCATTTACTCCACCTGCTGTATCAACAGATTGTACAAAAGCGACTTTAATTCCTGCTGTTGCTGCTGGTAAGGTAAAACCTCCCGCTGCTGCTCCAGTAAAATTCACTGTGTGAACTCTGTCAGCTACTAATGTAACCGATGCACCTGTTGCTGTTGCAGCAAAGGACATGCCTTCAAAATCAAATTTTGTACCAATATAAGTTGGAGTGTAAGCCCCTGTTGTTGCATTTTTTACAACAGATTGAAAGCCGTTTTCCGATCTTACTGGTCCGTTAAATGTAGTGTTTGCCATAAATATATTCTCCTAATTTATTTAATACAGTCTCTAGGACGTCTGCTGAACTCAGTCTGTATCAAATATTAAAGTTATGTTCAGTGCTTCTATTATACATAAAAAAAGGGGTGAAGTAAACTCCACCCCTTAATTTTTAACTAATATTAAATATTAGCTAGTTGGTAAATTTCCGTTACCAAATACACATCTCGGGTCAGACCAACCAAAGCTGTATCTTTCTCTAGCTTTAAACCTAACATTTCCTGTATCAAAGTCACCTTCGATCGCTGATCTAAGCGGCGATCTTTCAAAGTGCTTCAATCCATTGGGAGTATCAGTTAATACAAAGAATGAATCAGAATCTGTTAAGAAATGATTTACTCTGTATCCTTCTGGTACCATACCCATGTTAAGCATAGCATTGATGTCATTATCTGCAGTTCCAACTCTTAATGGAGACTTCATAATTCTCTCAGCAGTGAATTGTAATTCTTTTGGAATTATCATTTTTCTACCTTGAGCTGCAACTTTTAATCCTCTTTCATCTACGAATCCCGCGATGTCAATTAAAATTTGCTCTAGTGAAGTTTCATTAAGGTCAGAAGCAGTAGCTAAAACGTTAGCAAAAGTACCACCGTTAGCTAGTGGGTGAGACGCAGACAATAATGGAACTCCGTCACCTCCTAGTACAGTAGTAATTTGTCCTTGGTTTAGAACTGCGGCTGCTTTAACTTGTTTTGTATGTGACATAGATCTAGCAAGAGCTCTTGTGTAACGACCCGCAAGTCTATCATACAAGTTATCTTCTATTGCTTCTTCAGTGATTGCAAACGCGAGAGCAATTGTCTCATGAGTGTATCTAGCTGTGTAAGCTTCGTTTGCTTGATCGAATGTAACTGCTGCACCTTCTTGCTTAACTGGAGCACCAGCAAAAGCAGATAGCATTACTTCTTCTTCAAACGCTCTGTCAGAAGATTCCGTAACGAAGATCTCAGCATGTTCATTGTCATACCTATTGTATTCCAGGCCGAATAGTGCATTCAAGCCTGGCTCTAACTCTTTAGTTAGCTGTTGTCGTGATATAGCCATTTTTCTATTCTCCTATTATACGCCAGTACTTGTTCGGTACTGATGATTATTAATTCGCACCAAAATGTTAGCATTCGCTCCCGTTGCCGATGAGTTTTCACTATCTTGAGTGATATCGATTGCTTGAACAATAAATGATGCATTAGTTCCAGATACACTCACATCTAATTGAACTTCTGAAATACCAGTATCGGCATTTCCAGTTGTGTCAGTTAGGGAGTAATTTAGGAATACGTCTGCTCTTGCGAAAGCAGCATCTGCATTTATTAGAAACACAGTATCAGGGTCATCAACAACAAAGCCAGTTATATTGCTTGAGTTGATTGAACCAGGGTACCAGTTACTAAATGTTGGTTTTTTTGTTACAGGATCAGTATACTCGCATCCGTTGAACACACCCAAAACAGCAGTACTTGTATTCGCAGTAGCTCTAACGACAGTTCCGTCGCTTTGAGCAACAACTAAATCACCTTGATAGATAGCATTAGTTGCATTTGCAGAAATCTTATACCTGTTCTGAGCATTATTCCATGAAGCGCCATTTATTGATCTGTACGGTCTAAGACCGAACTTTTCTAAGACATTAGCCATAGTTTTATCCTCTTGTTAACAGTTAATATTATTTAATGGAGAAGAACCTATTTTCTTCCACCACCAAAACTAACCTTTGATTGCCTAGTTATATTGATAGGCATCGCAGGGTTCTGTTCCCTCATGAGGTCATTATCTACCGCGGTCATTTGGTCTTGAGTAATATTTCTAAAATACTCAGCGCGGCTTCTTGCGATCTCAATTGGTATCCTAGCCAGAACTAGGCCACCAACGCCGATGTATCCCTTAAACTTAGAACCTTCTGTATAAATTGGATAATGATGACCGCCGCTTGCTATCTCATCTCCACGAACAAGCTCATAACCTTCTCGTAGTTTTTTAGACATATTAGCAGTGTCTTCAAAGCCCATACTTTCGGCTCTTAACCATCTGTGTATAAATCCAGCTGGTGGTTTAGGGGCATCAAGTGATGATGGTGGTGCCCAAGGTTTAAGTCTATCAACAGATTTTCTTTCCTCGGAGCTGCGCGAACTTCTAATTTTGTTATCTTCGGTCATATTACATACCCTCCTTTACATATTTCGCGTATTCAGTTAGCGGCACATTCAACTTCTTAGCCATCTCTACTTGCCGTTTGGTGAGACGTACTGTTCTGCGTCCATTACTTGTTCTTCCTGCTGGTGCTACCGTCTGGACGGGTTGACGGCGCTCCTGTTTACTAGCAAGTTTATGAGGGAAATATTCCGTCATCTGCTTGTTAATTTCATTATAGTATGCATCTGACTCAGGATCAATACCTTGCTGAACTAAATCATCATGTAGACCGTAAGCAAACCTAGTCATAGCATTATCCGTACCAAACCATTCATTTTTCTGTGCCCAAGTAGATGCTTTTGCACTTGGGGTAGGTAGGCTTTGTCCTATATTATCATTGAGGGGTGGTTGATGTGCTTGTGCTTCAGCCAGTTCTTTTCGATAAGCTTCTTCCTGAGTTCTTTGTTCAGAAATTAATCTAGATCTTTCTTTTTGAACAGCTAAGTCCGTCATTCTACTTTGGGCTTCCATGATTTTATCATAATCCTGGTTCTCCATAGCTTTTTTAAGATCTTCTTTCACCGATCCCTGTTCTGCTTGAATCCTAGCGTTGAATTCTTTAAGATGACCTTCCTCTAAAGATTTATTATTTTTTTCATATTCCGATAATTTTCTTTGAACCCCTTTTGCATGTTCGACCGCTCCTCGAGCTAATCGTTCTGCTTCTCTTTTTTCAAAAGTTAATTTATCAATTCTTTTTTTAACTTTATTTGAGTAAGAACCTAAATCATCTAGTTCATCATCGGGAGTCTCTTTAGTAGATTCTTCTGTCTCTTCCACTGCATCAACATCCGCAACTGCTTTCCCTGTTAAAGATCCTTTAGATTCAATTTCAAAAGGTTCTTCTCTATCTTCTTCTTTAGTCTCTACTACAATATCTGCAGTACCATCTTCTTTTACTTTTTCTAGCTCCTGTTTCATTTATTATCTCCTAATAGGCATGCTTGATATCTCTCGGGTCAAGTATGGTTGCGATGATCTCATCATCGTTAAGAATACGAAGTTCTCCACCTTCGATCCTGAATCTAGATCCTGCGTAACGCCCAAACATTACCCAGTCTCCTTCTTTGCACCACGGGTTATTAAAAAAACGAGATTCGTCTTTATAAGCCAGTGGCCCAACTTTTAGTACATAGGCAGTAACCGTAGTTGCTGCTATCGTTTCCTTTGCAGAGTCTGTCAGAATAATTCCGCCTGCGGTTTTTTCTGGACCAGACCAAGGCATTACTAAAACTCTCCATCCAGTAGGTGTAGGAATTCTGTCCTTTAGAGAACCCTCTAACTTACTTGGATCTAAAAATAATTTGGTGTTTTTTTTAATTTCTTCTTCGGATGCGTAAGCATCCAACAAGCCCAGCTTCTTAGCGGGTACTTCCTCGTTCGTCTGAGTCGTCGTCATCAAGTAGCTCCTGTTTCTTTAGCAAGTCCCGAAGGTCTTGTTGCAGATCATTAAGAGATCTGTATTGACCCACAATATATTGATATTTCTCTATATTGTCAACACCAGATATAGATAATTCCTTTAATTGCTCTAGCCTAGGTTGTATTAGCTTATGTAGTATGTATTGTATGGTTTCTTCCATAGGTTTTTTGTATACTGTTTCACTTTTTTAGCAAATACTTTTTTAACAATTCCACTTTCTAAGTGACTTATTAATTCTACTATTGGGGTCATTTGCTGTTTTATCGGAGGTACGTTTTGACTTCATACCGCTCATTCTAGCACAAAAAGACTTACGTCTATTGGCTGCTGCGGAATCTTTTTTTAACTTAGAAGGCTTCGTAGTTACCGCAGTTTTTAATTTGGAACCAGGGTTAGCTGCTCTATAAGAAGCAACTCCTTTTTTATTTAAACCCCCTGATTGTGATTTTCCTTCCTTTCTAGTCCAAGCTGCTGTAGCCATTATTTTTTATGCTTAGCACCCTTCATTATTTTACCATTTGGCATTTTATGTGTTTTTTTCTTTTCTGTACTTTTAGTTTTTTTGATCATTATTTTTTACACTTACATTGTTTTATAGAAAATATTTTACAAAAAAAAGATTTTACTATGTTTAAAAGTTTAGTCATTATTTTTCTCCTTTGTTGGCAAGTGTTCTTGCAATACTTTCACCAGATCTTCCCACCACATAACCACCTAGTCCAATGTTTAATAAAGTCCAGACATCACCAGGTAATTCAAATGTAATAATCGTTCCAGTAAAGATTCTTATGACAGGTCCTAAGACAAAATTCCACACTAAAATAAATATTAATACATACATTAATAAAGGTCTCCAACTAGCTACAAACCAGTTAGATTTAGCTTCTGCTTCAACAATAGAAGCCGCAGCTTTTAATTCTTCTGTGGATGATAATAGTAATTGAGTATTAAGCTGAGCTTTTAATTTTTCTGCTAAATCTTTATCGGGAATAGCTTTGTCTACGGTAGCAAACAGCATTTTTGCTAGAGGTGCAATAATACTTAATGCAGGAAGCATTAGAATACTCCTTGAAATTTTCTTCCTTTGATTTGAATATTACTTAAACCTTTAATTTCTTGTTGAGGATGTACGATTCCCCCCGTTGCCATTTTTTTAGCATC